GCTACGGGAAGCTTCCCGACTGCATCGCTGGGCAAAAGAAATCTCACCACCACCACCGGAAGGAGTTGAACACTGTTGCTTTCGACGGAACGGAGTATTTCACCCCGTTCCTCTATAGTGTATTGAGGATTATCCAATTAACCAAATCCAAGAGGACACGCAAAATAAGGGACTTACGAAAACGCTACTCTCCAATTAAGGCTGAAAATCAAATAACGGCAATTGCGAAAACTCGCTGAATTCGCAGGTTCGATCTGTTATTGCTGTTATTCACTCTCCAATTATTTGATGAATAGAAAATGAACGGCTGTGACATATTGACAGATATTACCGCAAACGCGAATAGACTGCACCCGACACATGTGCGACCAGCATTATGTTGCGGCGAGCACCAAAAAATATGTATGTCCCATCGGCTTGAGAAAAGATGTAAACAGAATCCTTGACCGCGACAAATCGCCCACGCTTACGTGCACGTGGAAGCAACTGATCAAACACAAACTGCGCCGCCTTGTTACTATCGAATCTGCTCTCGTAACCGATTGCCCAATCCGAATCGCTCTTCCGCGTGAACGTCCACTGTTGTGTGAAATATGTAATCCTCACCGACGGCGAAAGAATCGGATTGGTCGTATCACTGAAAACATCAATCGTGCAACCGTACCGCTCTTGCAATGCTGCGCGATATACGCTGTCGCGCAGCATTCGCTCGATGAGTCGCTTGCCTAAACATCCATCGATAAGATAGCCGATTGAGTCCGGATGAAAATCGCATGCACGCTCGCGCGCATGCAATGCTGCACATATGCAGCAGATGATCATGATCGCTCTCATTGCACTGGCATCCATCTGTGACGACAATTGTAACCGCCACAAAAGTACAACACCGGCAATCCCTGCCCATTGTCGAGACGCTCAATCTCCTCGATCGTCCACGTCTTGCCCGCAGCCGCTTGGTCGAGAAGTTGCGAACAAAATGCACGCGCGCGCGCGCGAGGACCGACATAGCGAAAGCGCTGTACACGATCTCGATGCGACTGCTCAATCAGTGCAGCCCTGCCGACGCTTGCCTCGATCGTGTTGCCGATCGTGTAAACGTGCTGCCGCTGCACATCGAACTCTCGACGCAATCGCTCGCGCAAACGCTGCTCGCTGGTACCTCTGCGTAATGCACGTGTGACCATCTCGATGACGCCACGATCAATAGCCGCAGCCGTCCGCGTGATCTCGCGGACGGCTGCCGTGTAAAGCTGCGAAGGGATCGTCATCATCCGCACACGCGCACGCGCTATCGCCTCTTGCAGAGTTGCGCCCGCAAGCGTGCGCGGATCAATCCCCATCCTCCTCGCCAAACGGCGGAGTTGGCGCTCGATCTCCTGACTGCTCGCTCGCTGACGCAAGAGCTGCAACATCAGCTCCTCCGCCGCTCGCAAGAAATTGACGAGTTGCTCCATCATCCACTGTGGTAACGGTGATCACAATCCTCTTGCAAGAGCTGCATTGCGTCAATCGCGTGTCGCAATCTGCGCGCAACCAGCCTTTGTAGTACTTGCGGTTGCGGTAGGTGCGAAAGATGCGCAGCGTATTGACTGTTCCGCAGAAGGGACACTTCATGTGGTTTCCTCCGTCTTGGGTTGAACATAGAAGCGGTCCTCTTGCACGATCTGAATTTTGAGCCGATCGAGGATGCCCTCGCGTGCAAGATCGTCGCGGCGATCGATGATGAGGTCCTTGTTGAGCGACTCTTTGATCGCTACAAGGTCCGGTGCGATCTCGCGTGCGAGTGCGATCACCTTGTCGGTCGTCATGCCGCGTTGTAAGCGCACAGCGGGATTACCGAGCCGGTAACCAACCACCCCATGCGGATAGTCGAGCGATCGCTTGCCCTCGAAAAGATGCTGATTTGCCTCCGCCCAGATCAGCATCCCGTCGAAAAGTTCTTCGAGACGGCGATCGAGCTTGAGTAGTCGGTCCGCGTACTTCTCACGAATTTGCGCGATCTCTGCATCCATCTTTGCCTCGATCTTACGTTTTTCAGCATCGAGTTGCGCGTATTCATATAGGTGCTCAGCAGGATCGAGCGCAGTCACCTTAGTTGATTTGCGCATTGCGGCTCCAGAGGAAAATGAAACATGCTACTGCCGTCAAAGCAAGCAGTAATGCGGTTGCCAGCAGAGCGCGCTTGCGTTGCAGCCGTTGCTGGCGAATGCTCTCTGCCAAGAGATCGCGGTCGCGTTGTGCGTCTTCGCGGAGAGCGAGCATGCCGCGTATAAGTGCAATCTTGCGCACGTCATCAATTGAGCTGGTGTTCACCTTCATGGCGGATGATCAGATTGTTCAACATTGCACGAAATCTTTGAATGAGATAGCTGCACTCATCGCTGCGAAGCGAGGAGTAATCAACGTAGCGACGTGGTCGGAAGCCACCTTCCTCGAGCCACTTCATCACAAGCGGATTGATGTAGCGGTCGAAGAGGTTGTAGATCTCCTGCTGCGATCGCGGACGGATGTCGGTTGATTGACCGTCGGTTTCGTACCATGTGGCGCAGCGGATCTCGAGCGCCTTGAGCATGCCAAGCTGCCGCGCGCTTGCAATCTTGCTCGGCAGCTGACCGGTGCGGATGTAGTGCAGCACTGCCCGCAGCTCTGCAAGCGTGAGCTGCTTGTAGTCGCTCGTCGCTTTGTGCCGGCGAGTGACTTCCGTTACTGCTTTGCATGCGGCAGCGCGAGCCACGCGGATATTTTCTTCGATGTCGCCCCAGTCAACGTACTTCCTCAGCTCCAACCATATTTTTCGGTTGAGATCGCGTCGGAGCGAGTCTTCGCGTTCCTTCATCGCTCGATCCTCCCGTTGTTGCGACCGGTCGCGGCATCGAGCAGGCGCGATGGCGTCTCACCGGTGGTCGCCTCGATAATGCCCGCGAGCTTCATCGAGAGCTCGGCGAGTGCCTTCTTGAGTTGCTTTTCCTGTGCTCGCCTGGAAGCAAGCTGCTGTGCGGGTTTCAGCGTCGCGAGCTCTCTTTGGAGCTTGCGGATGTCAGCCTGCACACTCGCAAGTGTGCTTGCGGCGATGCTGATCTTCTGCGCCAGGTCTCGGTAGTACTTCGCCGTTTTGGCGTCGAGCTGGCGCTCGATATCGTTCGTCGGGAGCTTGACGATCAGCTCCTGCGACTGCTGCTGTGGTGCGGTTCGCATAGGTCCTCCTATAATTGGTTGATGATACGTTCGACGTCATCGATCGGGATGATGACGTCCGTTTCGATTTCGTCATCGTTGCGTTGGAGCGATCGCTGATCTTGCTCGCGGAGTGCGCGCACAGCAGTGCGGAGATCGACCGCAGCCGCAACGCTGCGAGCAGTGGCGTCGCGCGCAATGCAGAGCAGTTCGACACGATCGCCCTCGTGGTAGTAGATCGCATACGTCTCCGGCTGCCAGGGCAGCTCGATTGCGGATAGACAACGCGGACGTGTCAAATGATCGGCGTATAAAGCAGGAGCGATGAGATTGATGTGCCTATTCTTGCGGAATAGGCGCAGACAGCCGCGAGAGGTGAGCGAGCAGCGTTTCGGCGGCTTGGGCAGCGAGTAGTAGAGCAGCATTGCAATTCGCTCGTCGAGCGGTCGCTGTGTCTGTTGCGGTCGGTAATACTCGATGATGTTGCGTCGTGTAGGCTCGATCCTCTTGAGCTCTCCCCACCGTCGCATCGAAGGCACGATTGTATCGAGCTGTGACTGCCATGCCGACCAGAGCTGCTCGATGTACGCGCTCGCTGCGATTGTAAGTGCATCGCTGATCACCGGCTCGTGCGATCGGCGCAGTTGCACTGCTTCGTCGCGGTTGCTACCCATGTATGCTTGCGGAGCGATCAACGCATCGAGCCACTTGAGCTGCGCGTTGAATCGCTCGCCGATCGCCTTGCCGATGCCGATCGGTATCGCGGGCACATTGCGCACGATGCAACCCTGCCCACCGAACAATGCTCGATGCTCGTAGCGATTGAAGTAGTCTCGCTCCTCCTCCGTGTAAAGATGCTCGATCAGCCGCGAAAGCCGCTCCGCTGCTGCAACGGAGGCGTTCTCGAGGAACCACGTCGTGCGATCGAGACCGTATCGCAAAACGATATCCATGATCGCGATGATGTAATCCTCCGTTCGGAGCGAGTCGCAAATGTGCATGTGGAGCAGCTCCCCTGTTAGCACGTCCCAACCAATGATCATCGTTTGCTTGGCGAGATCATTGTTGTTATCGAGATAGATTTTGCTAACACGGTCGTCGAGGAAAATCCACCGATAACCGCCACTGCCATGACCAGCGCCGAAGTCCGCTTCGGCGATCTCCCAGAATGAATAGGCGACGTGTGCTGTATCGATCGCGGCATCGTGCTTGCGCCAGCGCAGCCGCCATTGCGACTGCCAATCCTGCATGTAAAAGATCGATCGGCGACCATGACCGATGATGTAGCGATAGACACGATCGACGTCGAATACGATGCCGCTCTGTGCCAGCGATTGTGCTACGCGCAGGATCGCCGATCTCAGACCGCGCGGCTTCATTGTGCGCGGATTGCATGCTGCAGGGTCCGCGAGAAATTCTGCGAGCACGAGCGGAACGACCCGCTCGATGATTGCGGCATCGGCACCCCGCGCCCTCCCGCGGTCACTACGTGACGAGCGTGCATTGGGGTTGTGTATGTTCCCGGAGGTATGTAATGCAAGTGCGGTTGGGCGCGGGACCGATGGTTGCAGAGCCTCGGCTCTCTGCATTTGTTGCAGCAGTGGGCGTTCCTCCCCTTTGGGGTCGGATAGCTGGAGTGTATGTACGCGCATGTCCATTGCCGAGGACTTTATGGGACACAACTGGGCGCGAATATACACAATGTCCCTTTTTGTGTCAAGAGTCCCGCAAAAAATTTTTTGTCGGTAGAATTGCGGATGTCACCCGTGCATATCTGCACGTAACTTTGCTGCGCGTGCAATCCTCGGCTATGCACATATGCGCAAGCGACCGTTGCCAGCGCTCGATGAATTGCTCCGAGCGGCTGGCGTTACAACCGATGTTGATCTCATCGAGCGACTTCCGCCAGAGTTGCATGTCTCTCGCAAGACGATTTCGCGATGGCGTGCGCGCGGGTATGCGGATGCAACGTGGATTGCAGCGGCGAGGCGGGCGTTGCAATTGGAGAGTACCGACGTTGTGCATGTCCCTCTTCTGTTGCAGCCGGTTGGTGCTGGCAAGTCAATCGCTGGCGACGATCACGTTGAATCGCTCATGCCTATTCCCCGCGCGTTGCTCGATAGCATATCGCCGCGAAACGCAGTTGTGATGCGGGTTTCGGGGGATTCGATGGCGCCGACGATCGAGAGCGGCGATCTCGTCTTGGTCAGGCGATACCACGCTGGCGAGCAGCTCAGCGACGGCGCGATCTACGTTGTCCGCCACGATGGATGGATCATGCTCCGCCGATTGCGCGCAGCCGATCGCAAGACGATCAAGCTCGACGCCGACAACCCGCAAACCGCGTCAATGCTCGTTCGCGCGGCTGAGATCGAGATCATCGGCATCGTGATCGCTCGCATCTATCGCCAGCTCTAACGCGCAGATTTGCGCAGTCGCTCGGCGATCGTGCCAGCAAAATCTCCTCGCGTCAACTCCGCACTCATCATATCTGCGAGCCGTTCGAGGTTGCGCTTGGTCAGTCCCAGAAATCGCCACAAGCGCCGTCCCTTGCCGGCGCCGCTGATGTTGAGGTAGTAGGCGATCGCTGCTTGTTTGGGCGTTGCAAACTTGATCGTGATGCGCTGATCGTCGTACTGATAGACCATCGAGCTCATTAGCTTGCCGCTGAACGTGAGATAGTCCCCCGTATCGAGCCGCCGTGCAGCTCTGCGATACGACGCATATCCGCCAGTGACGACGACCCACAGTCCACCGCTTGCTGCGCGAAAGTAATGTAACTCGCGATTGCGTGCGAGTGCAAGTCGTGCGAATTTGAGCAGCGACCCTGCCGGCGCGGAGAACGGCTTCGCCGAATAGCGATAGCGCTTGCCCTCGATGTCAATGCCTTGCTCGATCTGCTCGGTGATCATGCCGAGCGCTATTGGAGCGAATTTGGCGAGCAGCGTGCGCATCAGAACGTCGGCGTTAGTGCAGTGATGACGTCGTCTCCTTCCTGCGGCTGCGTGTAACCGAGCCGCCGATAGACCTCATCGCGACGAAGCGGGATGCCGCTTTGAAGCGCGTTGCGAATCACCACCGATGCGGTCTCGGCGTCGTCGTCGAATGAGTAGTCGAATGCGAACGTCAGCCCACGATCGCCACCGAAGTTGAGACGCGAGTAATGCGCGATGAGCTGACCAATCATGTCCGCTGCATAGACGGAGTCGGTCATGATGATGTCGCGCGTAATACTGCGCTGCACAACGAGCGCAGCACGCGATCCGCTTCGCTGCGGCAGATCGCTAACGTTCGCCTGACCGCAGATCGCAATCGAGATCATGCGGTTGACGTAATCGAGGAACCCGCTGAACGACTGCGCGCCTTGGCTCGATGCGAGCTGATCGAGCTTGATGTCAATGAGGTCGCTCGTGATCATGTAGTTGTGCAGGATTGCTTGTTGCAATGCCTGCTCTGCTGCCATCCGCTCTTGCTCGCTTGCGCCGCGATCGATGCCGTGTATCAATCCTTTGAGCTTGCGATTGTAGTTCGCCCATTCGCGCAAGATGTCGTCTCGCATGATTTCGAGGTAGCCGATCGAGATCATCATCCCGCCGTTGGTCGCTGCTGCGTCGGCGCTGGCAATCTTGGTGTAGTCGTCTGTCTGTACACGCAAGCGCGATGGCAGCATTGCGATCGTTCCGTCGCTCATCACTTCGAGCCGCCCCGCTGGAAGCAAGGACAGTTGCGGCTTCCAGCCGATCGCAGTCTTTTGCCACATGATCGCAAAACCGAGCACGCCGTAGAGATCGACCCGATATGCATGACGAAGAATCGTATCGATCGCCTTGCCGAGCAGGATGCGTGCGGTCTGTGTGCGCTCGTCAACGGTGCCATCCTCATTGCTGATGATCCAGTCGAGCGCGACAAGACCGGTAGAGCGCACATTGATTAGTCCGCGTATGTGCGGCGAGAACAGCTCGAACAGTCGCAGATATGCGTAGAGTTGCGCAACCGTGCGCTTGTCATCATCGGTGGTGATCGCGTCTTGGACTGCGCGTCTGTACTGGCTTAGTTGTGGGTACATCATAGCGCGTAGTAGTCGGTGATGATACTCGTGGCGTAACGTGTGCGCGATGCAGGTCTGCGCTCATGTAGCAGCTCGATTGCGCAGATGAGCGCATCGGCGGCATCGTCGTGGCGTCCCGATTGCTTGCCCGCAAAAGCGAGTACCTGCGTCAGAAAGCGCTTCCCCTCTACGTTTGCGAGCAGTTGCTCGTTGATCATGATTCGTTCGTCGCACCAGAGCACACTTGCATTTTTCGCGAGCTCGTCAACCTTGTACCTGCAATAGATGATCGCCGGATACGACTCGCCGCGAATGCGACACCAGTCGCGGACTAGTTGTGTCCAAAACGACTCTTGCGCAACGTTGCCATCAAAGCCGATAATTGGAGAGTAGCGCCTCAAAGCGAGCAGATCGTCGAGCAGCTCCGATGCTTGCGAGTACGATCGGCATCGTACGTCCGGGATGTAGTAGCGATCGGTGCTCGGCGAGTAGAGCAGCGCTACCATTGCGGTCGTGTCGCCACGCCCACGCTTGGCAAGGTTGGGATCGCAATAGACCACGCCACGCGCATCGCTCGGCAGCTTGCCGCTGTAGGTGACCAGATGCTCGCGCGGGAAGATTGTTCCTTCCGGTGGTGCCGGCTCTTGCTGGTAGTCGGCGAGCCACTCGGACTCGTCGCTCACCTTGAGCATCGCGCGCAACTCTGCTTCGCTCGACGCTGGGTAGCGCGAGCGCCAGAGCGGACCAGAGCCGCTCCACGCATTGTATTCGTGCAACGTCCAGCCTTCCGGAAGCAGCACTGCACACTTAAGCTGATTGAGTAAGCAGCGCTCGTCGAAATTGTTGCCGAGCACGATCGCAGTGCCTCCGGCAGAGAGCGATGCGTAGGCTTCTTTGAGCGCGTAGTATCGCGATTGTACAGCTTCGCTCGATAACGAGCATGCACGCGTTTCGATGTCGTCAACAAGGAGCAGTTCAGGGCGTCCGAATTGCATCGTCGCTCCGCGCAGCGATCGACCCTCGCTTGCGACGATGACGCGGCGCATCTTGCCGCCAGCAACGAACGTCATCTGCTCGCTGTTGCATTCGACAATCTCCGGCTGGAAGTCAGCAGTAATGCGGCTGTTGTAGCGGATGAGCGTAGCGATGTCGTCGAGGATGTTGCTTGCCGTCGTGATCGTCGCAGCGTAGATCGCCGCAAACTGCACGCGGTGCAGCAATGCCCATACCATGTATTTCTTCAGCGTTGCCGTCTTGCCATGCTTGCGCGGCGCCATGATGATATGCATGCCCGGTTGCTGTGCAATGCGCACAAGGTCGCGATGGAAGCGTGCAGGCTTGCTATAGCCGTCCTGGTAGAGAGCCGCGGGGAAGTAGGTACGATCGAAATACCAGTAATCACGAGCAGCACGCTCCAATCGCTCGCTGCGAGTCGAGCGCTCGCGCTCGTCGAATGGCGGTCCTGGCAGCGCGAACGACATACGCTGCTCGAAGCGCTGCATCGCTATGTCGAGCGTGCTATGCATCGACAGCGTCCTCGTAATAGTGCATCATCGTCGCAACTGTGACGAGCCGACGCATCCAGCCTTCGAGGAAATACGCCCGCTTTGGGTGGTCGAAATAGAGCGTTATGCGGTAGGAGAAGAAGCGTGCGATCGCCACCAAACCCGCATTGCGAGCCGCTTCCAGCGTCTTCGGTCCGATGATGCCATCGGCTTTCGTCTTGATGGCTTGCTGCAGCATCGTCGTCGCGCGGCGCACGCCATGTTGCACTGCTGCGTCGAACGCAGGCAAGCGCCATCGCGACGGCAGATCGTCGCACCGCATCGCTTGCCAGTAATCGATCTTGTAGATCGCGATCGCCTGCTCGCGTGTGAGGTGCTCGACGTTGTAACCATGTCGCCGCGCAGTCTCGGCGGTGATACCGAAAACAGTCAGTCCACCGCTGTCCTGCGGATGATTGCTGCGCCCGCCTTCGAGCGCGAGTATGATTTCGACTGCGCGGTCGAACGTCATCATGATTGCATCGCTTTCAACTCTTCGATTGCTGCGCGGTAGATTTTCACGACGTCTTCGTCGCTTGCTTCGGGATCGTACTTGCGGATGATGGTTGCGATCACATCGGCATCGATCCGCCGCAAGTGGCTCTGGAGCTTGGTTTGCAGCAGGGTCTTGCGTACTTGCATCAGTTGCGAAAGACGATCGATCCGTTCGAGCATCGGCATGCTCGAGACAGTCGAGAGCTCGGCAAGACACATGCGGAGCTGCTCTTCGAGCGCTTGATCGAGATCGATTTCTCTGGTCATCTTCTTCAGTTGGATTGTGCTGACTGCTCTTCGCCGCATGCCCGGGATCTCAGATTGCAGCTTGCCTTCCTGTTCGAGCTTGAGTATCCATCGGGCTTGCGATCGCGTGATGCCGAACAGATCGGCAATCGCGCTTGGACCGAGCTCCGGATGCTTGTTCCAGTACTTGATGATGCGAAGCCGATCCCGCAAACGTAGGCGTGGAGCGGCTTTCCGGTTCTTTCGCGGTTTCGGTCCGAGTGCTTCTTCGATAGCCGATGTCATCAGTACATGCCTTCGATTTGTCCGACGGTACCGATTGCTTTCGCTGCCGTTGTCGCAAGCAACATCTCGCGTGCCTGCTGGTACTGCCGCTGCGATCGCTCGGCGTACTCTGGTGTGAGCTGTCCTGCGTTGAGATCGCACAAGTACGCGATCACCCATGCGATTGGTTGCAACATCCACGCCTCGACCGTGAGCGACGTAGTATTGCGCCAGCGTTTGACGATCTCCTCGCAAGCCTCGATTTTGCTTGCTCTCAGGGCAGCGTCGCGATCGAGCAATTGCTTGATGTGCGACGGTAAGAGCAGCTTGATGTCGTCGTAGTTGATGCTCATCAGAGTGGCAACGTGTATTCGACAAGAGCGACGGCGATGTTGTCGTAGTAGCCGTCGAACGCAGGCGCAGAGCGGGCTGGCGGGCGAAGCGCTGCCATCGCTTGAGCCAGAAGTTCGAGCGATGCGAACTTGCTTTCGGTCGCATCTCCTTCGGCGCTGCATGCTGCAATCGTCACATGCGCAGATGTGTAGCGACCGTCTTCGCGCAGAAAGCCCGCAGGCTCACAATACACCATCACTGCCGGCGTGGAGATGTTGAGATCGCCATAGCGACCATGCATGACGTTGATCGTCGGCAGCGCCGATTGCAACGTCATCACGAGATCGTCTTCGAGATCGCGGAGTGTCATCGCCGTCAAAACCGCATCAATGCTTGATTTCCGGGCAGTGCATCTCTGATGATAATGCAATACTGCCGCACGCAAAATTCGCGCGTCGCCAATCGGCGGTGCAAGCGCACGACGAAGAAATCATGCATATCTGCACACTCGCCAAAAAAAATACGCATATCTGCAGGGAGTCCCTAAAAAAATACGCATATCTGCACGCAGGGCTTGACAGGGGGCGATCTGCTCGCTGAATTTCGCAGCGAACAATCGAAGGCATTGTTGCATGAAATCGCTCATCGCACTCGTGGATAAACTCATCGGCACAGCGCCCGACGATCGCAAAGCGGAGCTCGAGCAGCTCCGCGCGCAGCTCGAAGCAGAGCTCGAATCGCTCGGCGGCAAAAAGCCGGAATCGAACGACGTGCAGTCCGCAATCGCAGAACTGATGCGGGTTGCACGGTCGCTCGGCGAAGAAAACAAGCGTCTGCTCGCCGAGCTTGCACGCATCAAAGAGCGAGAGGAGAACACCGCGAAAGCGCTCGAAGAGCGTGCAAAGCAAGAGCGGCAGAAACAGATCGATGCGGCGGTCGAAAAACTCGTTGCCGAAGGTCGCTTGCCGGCGCAAAACAAAGAGCTGATCGAAAAGTGGCGAGCGCTCTTCGAAAAAGATTTCGACGCGGCGAGCGAAGCATCGAAGAACTTGACTCCCCTGAAAGCAAGCTCTGATGCGCCTTCCAAGCCGGAGGGCGATCGTTCACAATCGCGAAAATCGCTCCGCGATCAAGTGGCTGAACTATTCTCGCAGCAAACGAACTAACACAAGGAGGCATCACCATGGCACTACTCCAAGAGCTGATTCGCGACGATGGTCAAGGGCAATACAACCCGACGCTCGCTCGCTACGTCATCGATCGCATGATCGCCGAAAACGCAATCTGGTCGGTCGCGCAGTGGTACACTATGCGTGGCAACGCAGATGCTCCGTACATGGCTGGTAGCGGCTCTGCGGGCGGCACGCGAGATATCGGCAGCGACTTCTCGACGACGACTGCCAACCCCACCACCGACACATTCTCCCTTGCCATCTACGGCGGCAAAGTCGCAACGGACATCGCATTCGCACGGCGCGGTGACGATCTCGGTACCGAGCGGACACGTCAGCTCGCGCAAGAGGCATCAGCGATCTCGCGTGGACTTGTCAACGATCTCGTCAATGGCGATGGTGCTGCGGGTCATCTCCGCGGTCTGGCAACGACTGCGCCGAGCGTGACGTTCGGCGGCGCTAACGGTGGCGAGTTCCCCGCTGACGACAAGAAAAAAATCGCGGCGTTCCTCGAGTTCCTCCGCCGGCAGATGATCTACACCGGATGCAATTGCATCATTGCCAACAGCGATTTTATCGGTCGGCTCGAAATGATCGAAAAAGAGCATGTGCGTTACGACTCTGTTCAAAGCGCATTCGATGATGCGCAGCTCAACACGCTACGCACATACAAGACAGTTCCGCTCATTGATGCTGGCTTCAACCGCGACATGAGCGGACTTGTTATCGACAACACCGAAACAGTCGGAACGAGCACAGACTGCACATCCATCTATCTTGTGCGGTGGGGCGAGAAGACCGATCTCTCGCTCGCGACGAACGTCGGCGTGCAAGTGAAAGACCTCGGTGTGCAAGGCTCCGCTTACGTCACGCAGATTGAGATCGACGTGCAAGTGGCGTATCTCTCGCCACGCGCAGCGCTCTGCATCAAAGGCATCCGTCTCAACGTGTAACGCAGCGATGAGTAGCACGGCGATGCATCGAGTTGATTACGCGAGTATCGGTGGCGCAATCGCGACGATTGCAGCCTGGGCGGCGCAAGTGTCGCCGATCATCGTCGTGCTCTCTGGATTGGTAACGATCTCGTACACACTGTGGCGCTGGTACCGCGCATGGAAATCACACCGATAACACCGATCGACGATCATCGCGATCGCACGCTCGATGCGATCGAAAAACTCGCGAAGTCCCAGAAGCCGCATCAAATCTCGATTCCAGGACAGACGACCATGAACAACAACAAACTCAAAGCAGTGCTCGCAGTCATCCTCGCCGCCATCGCGCAGGTGCTGCGAATACTCGAAATCGTGGACATCCCCGATTGGCTCATTGACAGCATCACGGCTGTGATCGCATTCGTCGCCGGTCTCTTCGGTGGACGGCATTTCGAGCAGAAACGATCGCAGCAGTCGTAATGGCACGCCTTGCAATCAAGCTCGACGACGGCGATCTCAAGCACTACGCTGGTCTCATCCGCAATGCGGAGATTCACTCCGAGTGCAGACCAGGATTGCTCGCCGATCTTGCGACGACCGACAAGACGTCACTTGTCGCTGCGATCAACGAAGTGCGCAATATCGCCGTCAATGCCGCACCAGCGCTTGCATGGAAGCGGCTTCGCGGCGAAGGTATGTGGCAACTGCAAAATGGCGACAACTGGCCGCCTGGCATGTGGAACAATGCTGCCACGATAGGCAACCTGAATGTGCAAGTTGTGCTCGGCATGCAAGGCGATGAGCAGTTGCAGATCACGACGTCGCAACCTGCTCTCCGCATACACTGGTCCATGTGCGGTCGCTTCATGCGTGTGCAAGGCGATCCGATGCAATCGATCGAGGTGACCGTCCGCTACGAAGTCTATGATGGATCGCAGTGGAACACAGAGATGATTCTTTGGCGCGAGAAGCTGCTTCATGGCGACGCGTTCGCAATGGCATGCTCCTTTGTGCATCTGTTGCCGCCGAATCAGAATCTGACGCGCATAACGATCAACTGCGATGCTGCTGGCGCTGAGCTCAACATGTCGAGCGGCGTCGGGAATTATCAAGTGACAATCACAGAGTGTAACAATCCATAGGAGGCAATCATGCCATCGTACACATATGGCGGTCAGTCGAAGACTGATTTCTATCGCGTCAAGTGGAACGGCACCGCATATCAGGTGCTCGACAAGCTCACCGACACAGTCGCGACGGCGCCGACGACAACTAACGTCGCAGCCTCGCTCGATTATATCTCGAGCACCAAGGTTGCTTTCCAGGATGATGGATCGTTGCAGCTATCGTGGGATCAATACGAGCTCGACGACGAGCTGATCGCATTCTGCGACAAAGTCGCGAAAGCAAGCTCTGGAGCCAATCTCCAGGAGGTCACGCTTGAAAACGGCACGAAGATCGGCGGCTCGACTGCAACCGGTGAACTCGTGCTTGCGATCTCGTATCTCAATTACGACGACACGCGAAGCCCGTCGAAAGTGTTCGTCGTCGCGGCGATCGGAACAATCTCGCCGACGTCGCTCTCGTTCGACACGAGCGCGGAAAACCTGACAAAGCCGACGATCGAGTTCAAGTCGATCAAGACGCAAGCTGCATTCACGATCGTGAGCGGCATGCAACGCGCAACGATTGTGACAGCAGCAGATCAGACGCTGCCAGCCAACAGCTTCTTCCTCCGCAAGTACGTCAATAAGGCGTAAGGCACAGGGATGGAGCTGACGATCAACGGTACCACGGTTCGTATAGGTACGCCGACGATGCGCCGCAGGGACTCCTTGCGGCGCATCTATTCTGAGCAGCTCGCAGAGCTGGCAACACTCGGAGAGATCGAAACCAACTCTCCGATTGAGCAAGCCGAGCGTGCGCTGAAAATCCAAGCGATCAACGACCGCATGCTCATCCGTGTTTTTCGCATTATCGCGGAACCGCTGGAAGGCGCAGCAGAACTGCCTCCGGAGGACGACGAGTGGTGGCAAGATGTCGATCTCGCGGAGGTCAAGCGTGCTGTGGATTTTTTCAACGGGCTGCTGACGTAGAGGAGCGGCGCATCGAGGAGATCATGCAACGCCCAGCGATGATGCTCGCCGACAAGCCAGCAAAAGTGACGATCGAAGACCTGCTCAAATCACACGACGATGACATCGTCGCGAGCGGCTCGATCATCTGCTGGACACTTGCGCGCAGCATCGCAGACTATGAGCAGCTCTACGATCGCACACGACCGAGCGAAGTGTATCATCTGCTCTCGATCGAAATCGCGCAGAACGAATGGCGACGACGCAATCAATCCAGCTCGAACTGAAGCTCAAAACCGACGAAGCACTCGCGCGCATCGCCGACGTCGAGCGCGAGATGCAGACGCTCGTCGATCGCGTCAGCAAAGCCGGCAAAGCAAGCAGTGATGCGGTCTCCACGTCGGTCGGCTCTCTCAAGTCGAGCGTCGGCGACATAGTCAAGGGGATGGCTGCATTCAACATAGTCGAAACGTCATTCTCTGCAATGCGCGATGCAGTCTTCGGGCTGGAACGTGCGACTGCGCAGATTCGCACGCTCGGCGGCGCTGCGCGCGAGATCGCACCAGAGCTCGAGCAGCTCGCTGTGCAGATGAGCACGCGCGTTCCGATCAGCGCAGCAGAGTTGCAAGCCGCCACTTATGATGCCTTGAGCGCGGGCATCGAAGCAAACAAGCAGAGCATCGAAGCGTTCATGCAAGCCGCATCATCGCTCGCTGTCGGCGGTGGGGAGAAGATCAAGAACACCGTCAACATTCTCTCCTCGCTCGTCAACGCATACGGGGAGAGCGCCGACAAAGCGCGAGTCTTTAGCGATCAGCTATTCGCAACTGTCAATCTCGGCAAGACGACAATCCCGGAGCTGTCGAGTGCTCTGTCGCAAGTGATACCGACTGCTGCAAGCGTCAAGCTCTCGTTCGATTCGATCGGCGGTGCGCTTGCGGTGATGACTGCATCAGGCATCCCCACGCAACAAGCAGCGACCAAGCTCAATCAACTGCTCGTGCAGATGATCAAGCCCGGCGAAGAGCTGGCGCAGGTCATGCAACACGCAGGAGTGACGCTGCAATCGCTCGCACAAGAAGGTCTCGCCACGACTGTTGCCAAGCTCTCCGCATCGATGAAAGAGCTGGGCTTGCAAGCAGGCGCTGTGTTTACAAGCGTCGAAGCGAGCGCTGCATTCAGCGCGCTCGCCAACGATACAGAGCGCTTCGCAGCCGCTGTGCGCGATGTCGGCAATGCTACGGGCACGACCGATGCAGCTATGCGCGATATGACGCAGACCACCGAAGCGCAGCTCGAACACTTGCAGCGGATGATCGAGCAGATCGTGATCGAAATCGGTGGACAGGTGTTGGAGATCGTCACGCCGGTCGTCTCGACTGTCGCGACGATTGTCGGCGAAGTGGGCAAGCACAAGGAGGTGGTGCTCTCATTAGTGGCGGCGTTCGCTGCGTACAAAGCGCTCAACAGCGATCTGCTCGCGGGACTCTCGAAGCTGCCGCAACAGATCATCGCAGCGACGACGGCGATGATCGCAAAGACCACTGCTACCAACGCAGCCACTGTTGCGACGAATGCGCTCAAGGCTGCATGGGCGACCAATCCGCTCGGTCTTGCGATCGCCGGCATCATGGCTGCTGTGGCGGCTTTCAACGCGCTGAAGCCGTTACTCATCGAGACCACCGAGGACAAAATCAAGAACGCCGAAGCAACGCAGCAGCTCATCCAGAAGCAGATAGACGAAACACGCGAGACGATCAAAGCGAAAGAAGCAAAGAAGGCGCTCGCTGACGAATACATCGCGCTTGCCGAAAAAAGCAATCGCACAGCAGCCGAGCAAGAGCGACTCAAGACGCTGCACGCAGAAGTCACCAAGACCTATCCCTCGCTGATCAGCTCGACATCGAGCTACGCCGAAACGCTCGCCGTGCTCAAGGAGCAAAGCGCACGCACCGGCGACGAACTCGTCAAACTCAACTCTCGGCTGGACTCGCTCAACAAACAAGCGATGCAAAATCAACAGCGACTGCTCGAGCTGCAAGCGCAGTCCGCGCAGGAAAAGATGCTCGAAGTCGTGGACACGTTCTGGTCGAAATTCAGCATTAGCATGGGTGGCATCAATGCACCGCAAATGATGGCTGATCTTTTGAGGCGCGCAGCGCAAGACCTTTCGAGAGCAACGCCGGAAACCTTCGACCAGCTCGCCGCGCAGCTTCGATCTATTGCGGTCTTGGAGGCGGACAATCTCGTTGCATTTATTCGCAAGACGTATGGATACAACGAGCAGCAAGCGCGCCAGATCGTCGAGGCTCTCAAGCGTGGGATCAGTTCGGAAGACCTGCTCGAAATCAGCAATCGTGCAGAGCAGCTCATCTCTGCGCAACAGCGGCTGTTGACATCGCGCACGCAGGCTGCACAGCAGCAGCAGAAGGCAGTGACAGCCGCTGCGCAAGAGGAGGTCAGTGCATACGACCGCATCAATCGTGCATTGCAAGACCTCGCGCGCAATCGTCCGAAGAGCGAGGAGATGCTCAACAAGCAAGTCTCGGCAATCAAAGCACAGATCGAAGCTGCGCAGCAGGCAGGGCAGCTCGATGCCAAGCAAGCGGATCAACTCTTCGCGCGGCTCGAAGCGATCAAAGAGTCAGCGAAAAAACGCGCACAAAGCGAAGATGATATGCTCAAAAAGCAGATCGAACAAATCAAAGCCATCCGCGATGAGAAACTCGAACGCGAAAAACAACGTCAGCAGGAAGAAGAATTGCAACGCTTGCGCGAAGGTCGCGCAAAGACTGCCGATAAAGAGATCGCCGACGCGCAGGCGATTGCAGCCATACACAAGGAGGCAGCCGAAGCAGCGGCGAAGATCAAGATACCGGATAGTCGTAAGGACGCGGCTACTCTGCGCAAGGACATCGCCGCAATCCAGCAAGATGCCAGCAACGCTGCCCTGCAAGCAGAGCGGCTGCTGCGCAAGCAAGCGGAGGAGCAGGAGGAGCGGCTGCGCCAACTGCGAGAGCAGGCGTTGCAAAACTTGCAAGCACGGCTCGACATCACAGCCGACCCAGAAGCAGCAGCAGAGCTGCGCAAGAAAATTATCGCCGCGCTCGAAGCAGAGCGCGATCGTCTCACAGCGAAGATCGCGGTGACGACCGACGAGCTCGACAAAGCCAAGCTCGAAGGGCAGCTCCTCTCGCTGCAAAAGCAGCTCGACGATCAGCAGCTCAAGTTGCGACTCGATCTCGTCGCAAGCGGCAATGTGAGCGAGATCGCTGAAGCCGAATACAACCGCGCTCTCGAAATCGCAAAGCAAACCTACGAGCAGGAGCTGGCAGCCGCTGGCGCATCGCTCACCAAACAGCTCGCTGCGCGGCAGAAATTCGAGCAAGCGAAGCTCGATTTGCAACAGAAGTACCTGAACGATTCGCTCAAGCTCGAAAACATCTACCGCGCAGCGCTGCAAGACTCAGTGCGTCAGCTCATCGAGACGCTCATCGGTCAGAGCGACGCTTTCGCGGCAGCGCTCAACACGCTCAACGATCGCGCGAAGGCGCAGCAGCAAAGCGCTGCACAGGACCGCAAAGCGATCATGGATGACTACATCAAGGGACGCGCGAGCGCAAACAAGACCCTCGCCGCGCTTGCCGACGCCGAAGCAATGAAGGCGCAGCAAATCAGCGAAGCACAGCGACGGATGATGGAGACGGTCATCAAGAGCGCCGAGGCGATGTACAAATCGCTGGCATCTAAAGCTCAGAAGATTGCGGAGGAAATCTTACCGAAGAATATCGAATCAATCACCGACCTTGTCAAGGTCAATATCGGCGCGATTTCGCAATATGCGGAAGTCTCACTCGGCATGGCATCGAGCGCCTTCGGTGCCATGCTCGCAGCCGGCATGAGCGCGGGCGAAGCGTTTACGCGCGGTATCCTCGACACGCTACTAAAGCAAGCGGAGATGGCTATCATGACATATATCCCGCAGATTTATGCTGCGTTTGCAGCGCTACTTGGACCGCTTGGCATTCCGGCGGCGACCGGTGCAATTGCACTCGTGACTGCGCTGCTCGAGGCTGCTCGAGCTAAGATTGCCGGTTTTGCCACTGGCGTTGTAGGCATAGAGGGACCAGGAACAGAGACGAGCGATTCAATTTTGGTGCGTGTTTCTAAGGGCGAATCAATCATTACTGCGCAGGCAACGCGCGCCAACCGCGACATGCTCGAGTGGATCAATCGCACAGGGCAGCCGGTGGAGCGCTACATCGAGCGAGTGATCGAGCGCAGATATGCGGAGCGGCTGATGCAGGGCAGTGCTACCGACGATCGCGTAATTGGAGAGTTGCGCACACTGCGTGCAGCAGTCGAGCGATCGCTGCGCGGTCGGCGTGACACATACTCGCATGTCGAGCTCGACGTGCACGTCAGCGATCGTGCGCTCATCGATCGTATCGAGCAACGTCGCATCAATGCGTTGCGCAGACTATGACCTGGCGGATCGCTTTGTACTCCACCAACACGTACTATCCTCCCGACTCCAACGGCGAGGTATCGCTTGCCACGCTTGGGACAAGCGATCCGATGAATGATAGCAATTGGCTCAAGCTCGACATACTCGGAGCTGGCTTTGCACCTACGATTGAGGGCGACGACACGACGACTGTTGGCGGCATGCGTGTCATCAATCCGCGTGTGCGACGCACGCTCGAGATCAAGGTTGCACCAGTTGTATTTCCGGACGACGTCGGCATCATCGTTGCGATCGGTCGGCTGCTGCGCAATCGCTATTGCTATCTCTATCGCGGGACGTATGACTTCGCAGGGTTACACCTACATGGCGACGGCAAGGCAGTGCCTGTTGTAATTGCTCTCTCGATCGAGCACGATTACGAGAGCGGCACGAAGATGGTCACGCTCAAGTGTGATTACGCAGCGCCGGGCATGCCATGAACGCTATCTATCGCTACGAGTGGCAGGGTCGCAATGGTCACTCATATAGACTCGATCTCATCCCACCTGCAACGACTGCGCTATCGTCGCCGGAGATACGCACGCTGCCCCCCGGAGCGGCGGAACCTAAGCAGCTCACATGCCGATACGACAAGTATCCTCTCGGCATCGGCGAGGTCCCGGAACTCACCGTCGAAGTCTCTCTCGATCTCCTTCCTGACGACACAATCCGCACAACGCTCGCAGAGCAGCCGTATGTGATCGGTACGCAGTTTCTCATTTGGACAATTCCGGTGATCATCGGAGTCGGCTTCGTCCTTTGGATCAACGCAGGAATGGGCTGGCAGCTTGTGTTTGTCGGCAATGCAATCGATGACGTCGAGTACGATCTCGCAGAGCGACGTATAACGTTTCGCGCACAGCATGTCATACGTCGTGCGCTTGCTTTTGTGCGTTTCGGCGAATACAACGACAGCGCTCTTCCGATCTATCCGACGCCGGCTGTACGCTTGATTCAACAGCGTTACACGGCTGGCGGGACATATACGTATGATTCGCTTAACGGCGCTTTCTACATGAGTAAGTTGAGCGACTTGCATGCGCTCATCAACACTGTGCTCGCAATCATCGCAGCATTGATGATGAGAGGATATTCGGGGATTGTCTGCTCTATCACTTGGCGCTATCCAACTATGCTCAAGCAGACGACCGCAGCAGCCGGAACGCCTGGCGCAGAGCTGCTTCCAGCCGATCTCTACTTCGTCAAGCGCGGTGTCGTCAGTGGCATCACGATTGGTGCGCTCATCGAGAGAGACGAGTACTCGCTCATCAATCGCTACTCCTCGATATGGGACTACGTGCGCGAGTACGCTGAGTGGGCAATGCTGCGAGCGATCTGGAGCGGAGCGACGCTCGAGCTGCAACCAATCTACTACGCAGGATTGCAAGCAACGATTTCTTCTGCCGATCTGCTCAGTGGCAAGCGGCGGCTGCGTCAGCAGCAGTTGCGACAGGTGCAAGTTTCAGCGCCGGAAAAATACACAAGCAACGAATTCGAGGAAGTCGATCGATGGGAGGAGATCAAGCAGAGCGTTAGATCGGACAACTCATACAATCTCACATGTGTGTGGAGCAATGCGCCCGTTGGCGTGGTTTACGATCGGCGCGATAGCACACGCTGGATCGCGCGTCGTATGCGCACGAGTGGGCTCTACTATTACGACAACAACGAATTCTGGAGATGCCACGAGTACACGCGCTGGCTCATCTCACATCAGCTCGGTCTCACCAGCGACGACTACATCTCGCCTGTGTACATGGACTGGTCAGAGCTGCCGCCAGAGCGACCGACCGAGAAATGTCTCAAATGCCAATCGATCAGCACATACGGTCGCTGGGCTGCAAAGCTGCTTGTCGCCTTGTTCGGGAGCGACCATCAGCGCACAATCGAAGCAGACCTGCCCTACTCACAAGCAATCATCGATCATGCACAACTGCTGATGGGGCGGGCTGTGCAGATCGACAACGTCGTGCACGTCCCGCTTTCGATCGAGATAGATTTTTCGGCGGATCAAGTACGAGGGACCTACTATGCCGTCCTCTGAGATTTTGCGACCGACTTCGATTTTCGAGTATCACCTGCCACCGCACCTCCGGGGGCGTCGTGGCGGTGGCGTTGCGGTCGGCAGCAGTAGCGGCGATCCGGACGTGATCACTGGTATAGCCGGCGAGGCGATCAGCGCATATATGCTCGTATCGCGAGCGAGCGATGGCAGATATGTGCGTGCGTCATCGGCAGCAGGCATCGCCGCACATGCGATCGCGCTGACAGCAGCAGCAGTAGATGAGCAGATCATGCTGCGCATCGGCGGCTCGATCGCGTGGCAATCGGAGATTGCGGATGGGTGGCACTACTTGGGTGATAATGGGCAGCTCGACAATCCGAGCGGACCGCTCTACCAGGTCATCGGCTACTCTATCGGCAGTCGTCTTATTCTGACGATCGGGTTGCCGATCGTGCGCGAGACCGCTTAGTCTTACCTACGCCACGCGCACGCAAGATTGCGAGCGCGGAGCCGAGACGGTGGCGTTTGTCCCCGTCTCGGTCAAGCCATCGTCTGCTGTATGACTGCGCAACCGTACGCCAAGCCCGCCTCGATGGCGGGCTTTTTTTTATGTCATAGTGACAGAACGAAAAATGAATGGTAGATGAACGGCTTGTGCAGAATTGTGTTAATTGGAGAGTAGGGCGGGAAAATAATTGGATAATCCACAGTATGTAGTCACGAAATCGCTCATTGTGACAGTGTGTGTTGATGGGGAGCGATTCGGCGATCTTGTCGTTGTAGGGCGAACGCCATCAGCTACCGTAACGATGCTGAGCCAGCCTGCGATGTGTGCA